TTTTTTATTGTTGTTGTTGTTTGATTGTTTCATAAATTGTTGTTTTGGTATAATAATGCACTTTATAAGGTGTGCTACTCCTATATTTTTGATTATACACTAAAAATACATATTAATACAAAGAAAAGAAAACATCTAGAGGTAATCTACCAAGAGCAAGGTAGATAACCGTTGAGACAGAAGTGCAGGCAAAACTTGCACTTGTTGCAAAGTGGATAAGAAGATTTCAACATCTTCTGGATGAATTTTGTAACGATTTAGTAAAAAAGAATTCCAAGTATCATCATCAATCCAGACAGTAACATCTGAATTTACATCAACATACTCGGCTTTTACTGAATAAAGAGAACTATACTCTTTAAAATAACAATCAGTGTCAGACGCTTCAGGACACAGACGTTTCAAATTCAAATGAATGGACTCGTAAAAATAATTAGTACGCATATTGCCATAACCTTTCCATTGGGACCACAAAGCTTGTTGGTAACGTCGTTGAACGGACCAAGTTTTGGGATACATAGAAATCACATCGGTAAGAGTCTTACCAAATTTCAACAGAAAGGAAGGTAACCTGATCCAAGCAAAATCTTGAGTATTTTCTGCAGGTAAGAAAACTCCTTTTAAAAAAGTAGCTCCATCAACTGAACTGTGTAATTTGATCTTGGCAGTAAAACCAGCCTGAGCATAAACTCTATCATCATCAAAACACAGAGCAATTGAAGAAACTAAAATATTTCTCAAAGAATTTCCTAAACAGGTGAATGGTTCACCAGTAAGCACCATTTCTTCTTTACCATAAGTTTTAATCTTGACGCTCTGTTCCGCAGAGCGCCAGTTGAATTTGATTTTTGAGGTATAAATTTGGCGATACAAAGCCGCTGCACGGTGATATCCCATCTTCTCGAAAAATTGAGGTAACAGATCAATCATCTTCGCCGATTGACTCCTGTCAAACTTAGAAAAGTCCGTCTCAACGACACGGGGTCGAGACTCCGCAATATTCTTCATTCCTAAAGTGTCATCACCCATAGCCATAACATGGACGCCAGGTTTATCACGGACGGCGTTCACGTATTTCATCAGATCAGAGGCAGTAGCTCCACAAGCAAAATAAGAAGTGCAAGGAACATCATTGATAACAGTCCAATGTTTTGGCATCGGACCGATCCAACAATGTGTTGACATAGCTTTTTGCAATTGCGTAGCAAAATCACCTAGTTGATCTAAAAAGAAAGGGGAGACATTAAATATTAGTCGCGGTATACTTTTCTCAGTTCCACAGATCAATTCATCAGATTTGACGAAAACTTTAGTATCTGTAGAAACTATTTCACCTTGTAATCTCTTCTGACGAAGAGAGACAATCCTTCGACGCTGTTCCGGTTTTAAATCAGTTAACCATTTGGTCCAATTGGGCATAAAAAACTTCCATAGATCAGGAAGAATCTTTTGACACAAACCATATAAACCAGGGTCAACCATTG